CCCGGTCATGCGCTGACCCAGGAGCGTGTCCCTGTCGAGGGCACCGGCACCGGCACGCTTACGGTGCAGACCAATCCGGTACAGACCCCCGCCCCGGCGGATGCAAACGCCGATGTTAACGAGGCTGCCGACCACGCCCGGCGCTATGCCGAGCGCCAGAACGGGAAGAAGGTGCGCTGATGGCAACCTATGGACGGCAGGTACTGGCGGAGACGGGACGTCCGATCCAGGTGCTGGCGCACCACCAGGGCGTGGACTGGGCCGTGGGCGGGATAACCATTGACTGGACCACGGTCAACGCGGTGAGCGGGGCCAATCTGACCCTGGCCGACGGCACGGTTATCGAAATCGGCAAGAAGGGCATCCCTTTTGGTGCTGTCCTGTGTGCCAAAGGTATTCAAAACGTCGAGACAATCACCATTGATGCGACCGGCGGGACATTCACCGTCACCGCCAATGGCACGACAACAGCGGCGCTGGCATACAACGTTAGCGCGGCGGATGCACAGGCGGCCATTCGCGGACTGGGCGGAGCGTACGCCGGGGTGGCGGTGACGGAGGATACCGGCGTCTACACCCTGACCTACCCGCTGGGGGCAGGGAATGTCGCTGCGGTCACGACCGATGCAACCAATCTGACCGGCGGGGCCGGAACCGCCGCCGTTGCAACGGTCACGGAAGGTGCGGCTGTCGGTGGGTACGGACCGTATGACAGCGCCGCTACCGACGGTCGGCAATTCCTCCGCCGGGGGTATGCCTACATCCTGAACGAAAGCCTGCTGGAAACGCCGGGGGGCGGTCTGATTGCCGCGCCATCGGCACATCCCGACGTGTTTGACGGCGGCACCGTCTGGAAGGACCAACTGCGGGTCGGCGGCGATAACATCGTGCCACTGGGGGCCGGTACCGAGCCATCATGGACGGCATTTGAAGCGGCATTCCCGCGCATCCGCTACGCGGGCTAGGAGACCACCATGACACCATCACTTCAGATGCTGCGCGCCGCGCGTGTCAATGCAATCATGCAGCAACTCCAGGATGTGCGCCTGCTGCCGGATGATCTGCTGTTCCTCAACCGCACGCCGGTGGTTCCGGCGATGGACAATGAGATTATGGCATCGTACACCGGCTACGCCTACATCGCCGACTTGATTGCCGACGATGCCCAGGCGGTAACGTACAACGCCGGGAGGTTCGCCCTGGAGAGTACGGCGGTTCCGAACCTGAAAATCGGCGTAGCGATGAACCAGGACATGCTGAACCAGCTACTGGCTCTGACGATGAGTATGGCGATGACTGACGACCGGGCGATGTTCCTGGACTGGGAAACCCGCACGCTGGATGCTGTGCTGCTGGGCCTGCGGCAGCGTATGGAGGCGCTGATTATCGCCATGCACGTCGGCAGTCTGAGCTATGACCGATTAGGCATCACGCTGACGAACGTTTCGTGGGGCAGGCCATCCGACCTGACGATTACGACCAATGTCGCCTGGGACACGGCAGCCACTGCCACGCCAGTGGCTGACATCCTCAATGCGGTGCTGATTGGCCGGGTGCGCTACGGCGTGGTCTACAACCGCGTCACGATGAGCACACAGGCATTCCGCTATATGATCGCCACAACCGAGTTCCAGGACAAGGCCACGGCATTGCTGACCGCCGGACTGAGCTTCACCAATTTAAGCACCGCCGCGCTGGGCCAGATGCAGGATCTCGCCTCGCGCCTACTCGCAATGGAAATCGAGTTGTACGACGCACGCTACTGGTATCAAACCCCCGCCGGGGCGGTGGCAAATGCTCCGTTTTTGCCGATTACGAACGTCATCTTGAGTAGCACGAACGATGATGACGATCCAGCGGTAGCCGACTTTGCCAACGGCATCGTGACAGAAAGTGTCGTCGCAAGCCTGGCACAGACCACGACGGGCGATCTTGGAGGGCGGCAGCGTGGCCCGATTGCCTACACGACGGCCAGTCCGGACCTGAACCCGCCGAACGTGACCTACTGGGGTGTGGCGCGCGGCTTTCCGCGCTTGCATCGCAAGGCGGCGTCGGCATGCCTGACCGTGGGATCGTTCACTGATACTATTCCGACAACCGAGCCGGTGTTGACCTAGGAGCGGCAATGGCATTCAGCTATGACCAGTCCCGAACAACTGCAAAGGACCGACTGCGCTTTGCCCTGGGCGATACCGTAGATCCGGGAATGCTTCAGGATGAGGACTATGCAGCCTCGCTTGCATTGCACGGCAATAATGAACAGGCAGCACTGCGCAACCTGGCGGCGGGACTGGCGGCACAACTGGCAGCAGGGCCAGATCGGGTCACGCTGCCGTCTGGCTTGAGCGTGTCCTGGTCGCAACGGGTGGCGCAACTCAACGCCATTGCTGCGGCTCAAGCGACAACGGCGACACGCGGGGCCAAAACCGGGACCATCACCGCCGGAACGGAGTACAAACCGCGATGACCACGCCCCTGTTCTCCTCTGCCACGATTGCGGCATTGCGCACCATCAATGCGCGAAGCCTGACGATGAGTGTTGTGCTGCGGCGCAGCACAACCACGCTCGACGCGCAGCCAGCGTACATTGACCCGTCTGGCGCAATGTGGCAGACCTCAGACAGCGCAGAGGCCGCCGCCGGAACGCCCCGTCTCTACGGCCTGTATGATATGGATATCGAGCAGGGCGATAGATTGACCTATGACGGCGCGGTCTATGAGGCCGTCTATATCTGGCCGGATCGGGATGTGCTGACGGTCGTAAACCTGGAAGCGAGGCAGTAATGGCCGACAAGACGGGCTACGATAAAAACATCATCGCGGCATTGGCGGATTGGCGTCCAAGGTATTTTCGCGCCTACTCCACCAGCGTCACCTGCTCCGGCGCAGGCGGAGCAGGAATGGCGGCGAATGCGGGGGATGGGATTAAAACATATGGGGCGACGGTGACGTATTGAGCACACAATGGACACGCCCGCCCACCGCCCTCGCTGATGCCGTTGACGAGTATGTCGCTCGTCTGCATGCGGCGGCGCTGCGTGCGGCGCAGGAGGCAGCGCAGCGACTGGAAGCGGTGGCGAAGCAGAACGCTCCCTGGACTGACCGCACCGGGGCAGCCCGGCGTGGCCTGTTCAGCGTGGCAGACCTGGCGGGCGACATCGTGAGCGTCTATCTCAGCCACGGGCGGGATGTCGAGTACGGAAAGTATCTGGAAACGCGGTGGGGCGAACGGTACGCGGTGATCTGGCCGACGCTGAGCGCGGAAGCCGACGCCATCTTCCGCGACATTGCCGAGGTGATGCGCGATGCGTAGCGCGATGCGTAGCGCCTTACTCACCAGTCTGATCGGAGACAGCGCATTGGCTGCATTGTTGACCGGCGGGATCTATGACGGCGCGACAGTCGGTTTCATCAGTCGCCAGCGCACACCAGTAGCGTTTGATGTACACACGGAACTACTGCCATGCGCCTTGCTGCGTATTCCGACCATTATCCCGGCCGGGCCAGCCGGAACAAGCGCGCGATTAGACGTAAGCGTGTATCTGTATCAGCGCAGTCCTGGTACGGCGGCTCTGGCCGAAGCCCAGCAGCGACTGTATGCGCTGTGGCACCGGCAGCGCATCAGTCCCGGCAGTGGCGGCGCGTGGGAACTACGCCATGCCATGGATGTGCTGGATGTAGACGACGATACGATAGGGGCGTCATTGATCATCAGTCGGTATAGCGCGTGGATTGTGCGCGAACCCATTATCGTTAGCTAAGGAGCGTTTCTATGGCCTACGCAACACAAAATCCGTATACGATGTCCATCAAGCAGATCAAATTGCGGCGGGCCGGCTCGACGGTCGAGTTACCCGGCGCACAGCAGGCCAGCATCAGCCCAATGCTTGTCAGCGGGATGCTGCGTGGTGTGTCGAAAATCCTCACCGCAAACAGCTATATCGAGGGCGCGGAGGGGCAATTCCAGACGGGGGGCTGGCCGCTCATTGCGCTGCCGATTATGCTCGGGATGGCTGTGCCGTCTGCGAGCGGCAGCACGCCGAACCAGATCACCAAGTACGCCATTCCCGCCAGTTCTGCGTTGCCCTATTTCGAGATGGTTGGGCGCACACAGGACAGCGGTGGTGGAGACGTGCATATCTACGTGCCGCAGTGCAAGATTATGAGTACGTTCCAGCTCCAGATCCAGGACGGCGCGAATTTCACGGCACCACAAATTAGCTTCAACGCTGTGCCAGACAGTAGCGATGTGCCGTTCCACGTCAACTACTACGAGACGACCACGGACGTTGCGACCAGTCTGCCTGCCGGCAGCAGCAAGAGCATCAGTGCCCTGGCTGTGGCTGACGGCATTGCCACAGCCACCTCGACCGCGCACGGATTCGCCGCTGGCCAATTCGTGACCATCAGCGGCGCGACCGACGAGCCGCTGCTGATTAATGGCCTGAAGCAGATCATCAACGTGCCCGACGCGGATACGTTTACGTTCGCCGTCATCGGCGCAGCGGACGACGTAAGCGTGGCGGGTACGATTGTGGCGAACTACTAGGAGGCCAGCAGGATGACGCCAGAAGAGATTGCGGCGTGGCGAGAGGGGCGCACCGAGACGATGCGCCTGGCCTGCGGCCTGACTGTCACGCTGCGCAAGGTATCGCTGCTCGATCTCGCTGCCGCCGGTGATATTCCCACCCCGCTGATTGGCGAGGTGGAGGCCATCTTGAATGATGGCCTGCGTATTGATGTGGGCCGCCTGAAAGAGACGATGGGCGCGGTGGATCTGGTCGTCAAGGCAGCAGTTGTTGAGCCGACGCTGACTGATGCGCCAGGGAACGGCCAGATTGCCGTGAGCGAACTGCCAGGGAATGATCGCCTGTCGATCTACACATGGGCGCACAAGGAGGCGTCCGCCTTTGCCCGCTTTCCTGAGCGACAAAGCCAACGCACAGAGTCTGCACGCCCTGGCGATGACGTACCAGAGCCGACCGAGCCAGATCTTACAGATTGATGATTCCTGGACGGCCTATCAACTCGATCTGGCTGTCCTGTGGCGTGTGAATCGTGACGACACGCCAAAAGCGTCACCCGCCCGCCAGTTGACCGCGCTGTTTCCATCTCTCGTTAGAAAGTCGCACTGATGGCCGTTGATCTCGGCAGCGCCCACGGCAAAATCGACATTGACCTCTCGGCGCTCAAAAACGCCGGGCGCACGGTCGTGGGACCAATGCGCGAGGTTGAACGCTCGGCCGAGGGCGTGGGCGTCACCATCGTACGCAGCCAGCAGTCGATTGAGCGGTCCATGGATCGACTGAAGGGAGCCATCAACCTTCAGCAGCGCCAATATGCGTTGCTGAAAGAAGAGGTCGAGGCGGTCAGTGAGGAGTACGGCATTGGCTCCACGCAGGCACGCAAAAAGCAACTGTCACTCGACCGCCTGACGCAGAGCATCGCCAATAACGAGCAGAAGCTGGAAGACCTCAACGCGGAACTGGTGAAAAACAATACGGCGATGGATAGCGCCGGGGCGGGCGCGGGGACGGTCTCATCCCGATTCAACCACCTGCGTGGCGGCACACAAAACCTGGTCGGGACGCTCGGCAAACTCTCGATTGCCGCTGGCGCTATCGTCGGTGTCGGCGCGGCATTCAACCGCGTCACGGAGGATCTCAACGCCGCTCGCCTCGCGTTCGGCGAGATCGAAGGTGTGAACCTGCAAACCGTGGTCGAGCAGGGGAATTATCTCAGCAGTGTCTACGGGCAGGATGTGACCGAGAGCTACCGCACCGCGGCGCGAGTGGCTGACGAGTTTAATATCAGCGCCGGCGCCGCAATGGAGATCCTGGGCAAAGGGCAGGATCTGAACATTAACCGCTTTGGCGATCTTCAGGATACCCTCAATGAATATAGTGATGACTTTGCGGCATTGGGACTAACCGCCGCTGGCACGCTGTCGGTATTGAATGAGGGCCTGCAAGCAGGCTTTATAAACACCGATAAGATCGGTGATAGCCTTAACGAGTTCCGCGTCAACCTCAAAGACCCTGCCGTGCTCGAAGCGGTCGGCAAACTCGACGCGGGCTTTGCGTCTATCCAACAGCGCCTCGCATCAGGCGAAATCAGCGAAGGCGAGGCGTTCCAGCAGATTATCGCTGGCCTCAACGCCATCGAAGATCCCCTGAAGCGCCAGGAAATCGGCGTGTTGTATTTCCGCAGTCTGTGGGAGAATATGGGCGAAGAAGCGGTGCTGGCCCTGGGCGACAGTGTTGCCGCGGCGAATGAGAACGGCGCGGCGATTGAGGAGATGGCGACGCGCTACGATACGTGGGGGCAATTGACCAGCGCCATAACGAGCAAAACGCAGGCGATGCTTGCAGAAGCATTGGGACCGCTGAGTGATGGCCTACTGAATCTGGCAAACGACGTGATGCCGCGGTTTGAAGAGCGCCTCGCGGCAGTCGGACGTGGGATTGATGCGTTGCGAACAAATGATTGGGGGGATGCGGCTGCCGAGCAGTGGCTGAACCAGCGCGAAAGCGTGCTGGAAGCGCGGGATGCCATACGCGACTATGAACAGGCCAGCGCCGGTGTCCAGGAAGCGGTGGCGTCTGAGGCGAAAGCGGTGCGCGGCCTCCAGGCGCTTCTGGCAATGGAACTCCAGATCCGTGGCGACCTGGCGGAGCGGGGCGAAAAAGACCCCGCGATATGGGAGGCAAATGCCGCACGTATCCTGACATACGAAGCAGCACTTGAAGATGCCACTGCCGACCTGACCGCCGCTGCCGGGGCGGCGACGGCGACGGCGGAGGCGACCGCAGGAGTAGGGGTACAGGCTGCCCTTACCGCTGAAGAGATGGAGGCACTCAGTGATGCTGCTGTGCGATCCGCCGAGAATGGTGCGCAGGCGTTCGGAAAAGCAGTGTCTACGGAGCGCGATTTCCTCCAGGAACGCGAGGATGCACAACGGGAGCACCAGGCAAATGTTGCCGACCTGATTACCACGTTCAATGAGCAGCGTGCCGGGTTAGCACAAAAGCTTGCCGCCGCAACAACCGAGGAGGAGCGGGCGCAACTCCAGCAACAAATTGTTAATCTGGAGGATGCACAGCGCGAGAAGCTAACGACCGCACAGCAAAGCTACCAGGAGCAAGAACTGGCGGCTGCTGAAAGCTATGCCCGCCAGCAAGCGGCGCAGATGGCCCATCTGGGCCAGGAGCTTATCAATTACACGGTTGCCCGCGCACGGCGAGACGGGGTCAGCCAGGAAGCACTCGATGCGATGACCGCCGACATTGCATCGCAATTCGGTGTGCAGCAGTCGCTGACTGACCGCTCATTCGGACAGATGACACAAAGCATTGATGAGTGGGCAGCCAAAGGTGGTGAAAATACCGATGAGTACATCGGTCATCTGCGGGATGTCCAGACCAGTGCGTTACATACACAAGAGGTAGTTGACGCCCAAATCAAAGAACTGACCGAGCAAGCGACGGAGGATTTTCGTCAGGGCAAAATTGGCCCGGACGAATACGCGGCGCGCCTGCTGGAAATCCCCGGCGAGGCAGAGGCGGCGGCTGAGGGCATCAGGAACGCCCTCGCAAAAATACCCACCGAGATAGTAACCACGCACACCACAGTCGAGCGCGTGGTCATCGATGAGGCCGCGACGCGGCAAATACCGAGTGAAGAAGCGCGTGGCGACCTGACGACCGTTGCCGGGGGTGGCGTGGCCGGTCGCCGGGCGATGGGAGGGCCGGTCGGACGCGGCCTGACATATCTCGTCGGGGAGCAGGGGCCGGAGTTGTTTCGCGCGCCTGCCGATGGCCGGATTGAAACGTCGACGGCAACACGGGCCGCACTCGCCAGCCTGAGCGCAGCGAGCGCAGCGGGGGTAGCGTCCGCAGCACCGATGGCGCGAGGCAGTGTGACGCTCAACCTCGGCGGCATTACGATGAACAATCCGGTGGTGGATACCACTGCCCGCCTCCACGAGTTGACCAGCACCATTCTCGACCAGGCCGACGCCCGGCTGAGCGCGACACTGGAGCGCATTGTTGCGGGAGGA